CCCGCCGAATCCGAATACATGCCACGCCTGGCGTTCACCACCTGCGACGGGTCAGCACCGTGCTCCAGGATCGCCTCACGGTCCGCCCTGGACAGACCGGTGACCCGTCCGGCGGCGATGGCCTTACGCGCGTCGAACAGCAGACTGTCGTCGGACTCGGCAACCGGAATATGCACGCAATCACACCGCGGATGCCGTTGGAACCCGGTATTCCAGCGGAAGAACTTCCCGGCCAGGATCGCGCACCGCGCGCAACTCGGCGGCCGCAACATCCGGTAGTAGCCCCGCACATGCGGCCGGGCCACCATCCCCACCTGCACCGCGTCCCGGCCGGCATCCGCGGTCAACGTCCGCGTGTACATCGCCAGCGACGCCTCGACATCCCGCAACGCCGTGCCGACCTGCACACCCCGGCCGATCGCAGCCCGGGCGTCGATCGTCGGCAAGAAGTACACTCCTGCCAGGTCCCCACCGGACTGAGTCGCCGCAGCGAACGCCTCGACGTTCACCGTCGGACCGGCACCGACCAGGGCGGTCAGATACGGGTCGGTCGCCTCAGCCGCCACAGTCTGTGCTCCGACCACGGCCGCGACGACCTCGGGCAGCAGGCGCGACCAAGACCTCGCGATGTCACCCCGGCCAACGTGCCGCCACATCCGCAGCACCACGGCGGTGGCCTGCGCGCTGAGTTGCGACAGGTCCCGGTAGTAGGNGGCGGCCGCCATCACGCCACCTGGTTACCGGTCTGCCGGCCAGGCTCACCCGCTGCGGGCGCGGGCTCACCAGCGGACTCGTCGGGCTTCACACCGAACACGGTCTGAGCCTGCCGCCGGGCCTCCTGTTCGTCTTCCTTCTCCATGCGCCTGATCTGACCCTGGGAGTACCGGACGTCCTCGCGGGCCTGGCGAAGAGTCGAAATGCCCTCGGCGCGCAGCTTCACCGCCGCATCGGCCATCGCGGCCACTGTCGGCGTGGCCGGGTCACGCCAGATCGTCTCCAAGCTCCGCAACCGTTTATCGACCGGCCCGCCGCCATCCTGGAACCGGCGAATGACCCGCTGCGTGTGCTCGTACGCACCGCCGAACGGCACCTGCTTACGTTCGCAGCGCTTGATCAATCGGATCTCACCGGCCCGTCGGGACTCAGCACTCGGTGGATTCTCTGTGGTCAAACCGAGGTAGTCGGAGGGCAGGCCAGCGATCGACGCAACGAGATGCGCGAGCTGGTTGATCGTCTTGTGGAAGTTCGACAGATCGGCGGCTGGGAACTGAAACTCGCGCCCCCCCTCGACTGGGAGCATCAGCAGTTTGCCGAGGATCGCCTGCATCGCGGTGAGCTTGTTCCCGTCCTGATCCTCCAGATCATCCGGCCCGATACCCCACAGACCGCGAAGTGGAATCGCCACGCCCTCGGATGCAACCATCATGTCGGTCGCGATCTTGTTGGCTGCCCGGGCCAACGGCAGGATCGGATCGAGTTCCGAACGGCCGAGGCGACCCGAGACGGTCAACTGGCGTCGCGACCTGCTCGACAACCGGCCCCGGTTCACCAACGGGATCAGCGGCACCTCACCGAGCTTGTGTTCGTCGCGGCCAGTCTCCTTCCAGTCCTTCCCGATGTCGTAGTAGATCGTCTCGTTCGGCAGATACAGGGTGGCGTAATCCTCACGCGGCCGGACGATCGTCGCCTCGTCGGAATACCGGCGCAACGCGGCCCGAACCTTACGAGTGCGAGGGTCGACGTCCGCATACACCTCCAGCGGCGACTCGACCGTCACCAGCGGGGTGGACGTGTCGTCCTCGTTCGCGCCAACAGCCAGATAGGACCGGCCCATCACCAGCGCGTCGACCCGACCCAGCTGCGACTCCTCGTCCATGCCGTTGGCCTGCCAGACGCGCCACATCTCGACGTCGGCATCATCCGCGTCAGGCAGCCGGAACCCCTCGACCTCCAGGCGCTCCTCGACACTGTCCACAACCAGTTGCGGCCAGGCTATGACCACCTGCTCGATCCGGTCACCCAACTCCTGAACCAGATCCGGGTGCATGTAGGCCCGAGGGGCCTCCATCTCGTACTCGTCGTCCAGCAGTTGGAGGCGGTTCTGCTCGGAGGCGAGGATCACCGACAGGTACTGTGCCCACCCCAGCGGATCGGTCGGAAGTGCCATCGGTGCACCTCCTCACTCATCGTCGCATGACGATCATCTTGCGCCGCTTCTTCTGCCAACCACCCTTGGCCAACGCGTCCAGGCGAGCCCGCCACGACAGACACCCGGCCATCGCCAAGTCGATGAACTTGACCGAGTCCGACCGTTCCTTGTAGATCGTCCACAGGGGCGTGTCGTCCTCGTCGAGGAGACGCAGGTTCCCCTTACGCGCGTTCGCAATGTGTCGGGCGAACTGTGTGTCACCACTGTGCGTCAACTCACCCGACGTCTGCGCTGTCCGGTACGCGCGCATCGCCTGACCGATCTGACGCGGCCGATTCGTGTACCACTCCATCACCCGCTTATCCCCGTACCGGCCCGACCACCTGGCCACATTCGCCTCGAACCGCGGCGGGTCGGCGTAGACCAGGACGACGGCGAACTCGTCCATGATGTCATCGAGAGCACCATCGACCTGCTCGTCGGTGACCTCCCAGTCGTCACGGCCCTCGACGTTCTCCCAGGCTGCAAGCGGCCACTGGAACCCGGTCTCGACGTGCGTGCCGACGAACCCGCAGGCATCCCGCCACCGCGCCCCATCGAACCCCACCGTGATCGGCTCACCACGGTCGATTCGCACATCGGGCCGGGCCAGCCGGTTGTTCCACCGCACCGAGTCGAACGCCTGCCGGGCACTACTCACCCGACGGTTCAGCCACACCCGCTCCCAGTACGCCCGATCAGTATCCGGCTGCGCATACAGCGACGCGATCGAATCGACCTGGCCCTCGAAGTCCTCCCACTCGGCCAACGCCGGACCCGACGCCTCCCGGATCGCCGCACGAATCTGCTCCGGATCGCTCAGATCCTCGTCATCACGCACATCCGCCTGGCGGTGGAAGAAGAACAGCGTAGAGTCCTTCGTCTTCCCCTCGGCGACCATCTCCGCGTAGGTGTGCGTGCCCTCAGCAACCGACCCAGCGCCCTCCGCGTAGGTGGTCGTCGTCTCCAACGACCACGCGTCGGCCAGCACCCGCTTCGGGGTGTTGTTCAACATCGTCTGGTGGGTCTGCTTCTGCCGAGGCGACTCCAGACGGTGCGTCTCGTCGAAATGCTGCGCCGAGGTACGCGCACCATCCGCGGCATCCGGCGCGGCCGCCATCGCCTCGGCCTTACCATCACCGTAGATCCGCCGGATCCGTTCGAACCCGGCGTCGAACAGGTCAGCGTCCGGGCCTTCCTGGCAGATACACAACAGGGCCCCGTATGCCAACTCCTCGGTCTGGTGCTCGGTGTAGGCCACCATCGGGATGTACGGGTCGGTGACCGGCCTGCCCACCGGCTGCCACACCCCGCCGACCTTCCGCCACCCGTCTGTGCGGACCGGACCCTCCGGGTGCAGCTCGGCGAACATGATCCACGCCGCCAGCTCGGTCTTCGCCGAGCCCTTCCGCAGCGAGATCGCGACCCGCTTGAACCGCCGCTTGCCCGCCCTCGGATGATCCCGCGGATACACCTGGTAGGCCCGGTAGATCAGCGCCCGCTTCTCGTCGTCGATCTTCGCCGGCCGGCCACGCAGATCCCCCGGACCGTGGATCGCGCGTTCCTCGATCAGGTCGCAGATTCCCGGGCCCAGTGTCGGCCAGGGTTCCTCATCCAATGGTGGGACGACGAAGACGCTCACACCGCACGCAGGGCGGCCAGCGGATCACCCGACGGCGTCGACTTCACCGCCGACCCACGCCGCTTCCGCCCCCTGGACTGCGCCTCATCAGTCCGCTCGATCTCCCACTGCAACCGACGCCGGTCGATCGGGGTCAGACCGAAACACTGACGCTGCAACCGGATCTCCGCGGCCAACGCGGCACGCTCCCGGGCCGTCTCCGCCTTCCAGAAGTCATCCACCAACGCCGCCAGAGCGAACAGGCCATGCCGATCAGACGAGTCGTACTCCGGGGCCATCGGCGACGCCCACACGTCAACCCACCACTGCCTGGTCTGTGAGTGCCAGATCCGATCCTCGGGCAGATCCGGCGCGACCACACCATGGCCTGCGGTCAGGGTCGCCCTGGTCGCCGACCTGTTCCGGCGCGCCGGATTCCGCTTCGGTGTCGGGGGCATCGCGCCCTCCGAATCCTCGTGAGCAACAGCCTCGCGCTATCACTCTGTGTAATTGCCGTAACCCTGGGATCCGTACGGAGAGAAAACCACCT